TTTCATCACAGTAGACCATGAATCTACGTTCCAACAAACTACGATATGTAATATTTGTTGGGTTACCTTTGTACTTTTGATAGTTTTTAGGCTTAAATTTACCTTTGTATGACATAAATAGAATAATGATTAAGATAAGGAAAGATGAATGGCAGAACTATTTACAATCCCAACTGGAACTGTTACATATCCGGGAGCCGACATATTAATATTTGGTAGTGATTTTGCTCACTCAGAGTACGTTATTCCTATGGCTAGATTTAAATTTTTTGATCCAACTGGAACCGAGTCTACAACAGCACGTCCTATTTATATACGTCTTGGTGGGGCATTCAACACACAATTATCAAATGCATATCAAGAAGCAACAGGAACATTTGGCTCTGTTACGCCAGGCCAAGATCGGCAAGGCTCCATTGCAGGCATAACAAGATTAATTGGTTCAATGCTTGATAGTGGAGGCACAGCTTTACAATCATCTATCATAAAATCATTAGGTGCTGGTGCAGGATTTATTGCAAGTGCTGGAAACTCTGGAAAATCTCAAGTTGAATTTTTAACAAGAAAAGTGTTTAATAGTTTTCAGCAGTTAATTTATCAGGGTCCTAAATTTAGGGCTTTTCAATTACCTTTTAATATGAAACCCACAAGTTATAAAGAAGCAAAAACAATGCGTGATATTATTCAAACATTTCGTATTGCTTCTTCACCAAGAGGACAGGGATTTAATACGCCTTTAAACGGAGAAGTTGCAAAAACGGCAGAAGAAATTGCGGCAATTGAAGCCGCCAACAAAAACATATCGCCTGAAGAGGTAGTCAGTCCTTTTACGTCTGAACTTGGCCAGAAGATTTCGTCCGGTGTTTTTGCCACTGAGGGTCTGGCTCCTGCACCCTTAACATTTGGTTATCCTGATATGTGTAAATTTGAATTGATTCTTTATCGTAGTGACTCTGCTAGAGATGAAAATGGTAATCTTCAAGCAATTACAGTATTATTTCAATCAGATTTTTGTATGATTGAAAATGTTGCTTTAGACTACGGCGCTTCAAACAAAATGGTATTTCTTGCACCTCCAGAACCAGCAATTGGGGGTAAAGCAGATTATTTTCCCTCTGAAGTTAATATGTCAATTTCATTAAGAGAAAGCGTATTGGTTACCGCAGAATATGCAAGTGGGCAAAATGGTCCAGGAATAACAATTTTCTAATTATGTCAATATACACATTCTATCCAAAAATATCATATAAAATTGATGACCACGATTCTCTTAGAGCAATCGATATTACGTCATCTTTAAAGATAAAAGATTACCTTAAAGGCTACAGAGGTATTGGATTCACGCCATACATCGTGAGAGATGGTGAACGACCAGATTATGTTTCAACTGTGCTTTATGGCAATCCAGACTATGACTGGATCATTATGCTTGTGAATGATATCCACAGTCTGTATGACGATTGGCCAAGAAATTCTGTGGATTTACAAGCATACATTATTGAAAAATATGGCAGTCTCACATCGGCTATGTCTACTGTGAAATATTACTACGATTCAAAAGGCAACATCATTGATTTGACAACTTACAACAATCTTTCTGCTAATGCAAGAACATCAGAAACAGAGTATGAATATGAGTTGAGAAAAAATTCTAATAAATCAAAAATAAAAGTTATGAGTAGATCACTTATTACCTCGATCACATCAGATTTAAACAGTATTACCATGAAGCCTGTCGTATAATGGCCACTAATTTTTCTCCATTCACTATAGTTTCTCCTGACATAGGAGAAAAGTCTGATATACAAATCACACAAAATTCAACAGTTGCTCCTGGAATTGGAAACACAGTTGACGTTAAAAGTGTTTTTATTAAAACTCTATACGGCGAGATTGTAAGTTTAATAGGTGTGTATAGAAGCATTGAAATCATTGAAGATATGTTTTCGTCTTGCATCAAGGGTGTAATTACCATTGACGATGCAGGCGGTGGCCTTGAAAAATTTGCAATACGTGGTGGCGAAACTATTGGAATTAAAATTGCAAAACCAAACAATGGTGATATTATTATTTGGCGTCAAGACTTAGTTGTACACAAGATTGGTGAAAGTTCAGTAGATCAAACTACAATGAACACAACGTATCAACTACAATTTACATCAAGAACTTTTGTCAATTCGACTAAAAAATGTTTGTTTAAGAGTTATAAGAACATGTCAATTGGAACAGCAGTATCGTCTATGTTTTCTGAAATGGGCGGAACAAATGATTTGATTGTAGAAGATCCAAAAATTACTTTAGAGAAACCATTTATATCTACAGGGCTTATGCCACACAAAGCAATTGAAGCTATGGCGCATCGTGCTTGTGCAAAAGGTGGCTTTTATGTATTCTTTGAAAGATTAAATCCAGTATTTGGAACTAACACAAAAACTAATAAGCCGTTTACTTCATCATATTACTTTGGTAGTTTAGAGAACTTAATTAAATACGCAAAAACTTATGGTGTTCACAATATTACTTTTTCACAAAAAACTGTTGCAAATCAAGAAACTAGTTCTATAAGAACAATCAAATTTCAACGAAGAACAACATTCAATCACATAAATGCAATGTTGTTAGGGCTATACAATACCACAGTAACATCGATAGATCCAATATCAAGAACACACTCAATGAGAAAATTGTCATACGCAAATGCTAAAAATGAATCTGAATTCAAAGATTTTTATTCATTTAAAACACTTGACAACTCAAATATTTTTTCAAGATATGACGATGTTGCTGGAGAGATTCCAGGTAGAAAAATTATTGCATCGTCACTAAATGATTCTGTTAACAGAGATGACTGGCTATTGAATAACATATATGGGCATTTAAGCAAAAATTTATTCAGAATTGCTTTAGAGATTGAGGGTGGTAAAAATACTATTGGCGTTGGTCACATTGTAAATTTTACTGTACCAAGTGCATTTGAGAAATTAGCAGATCCAACAAATGCAAATATACCTAACGATAAAATTTACTCGGGCAGTTATTTCGTTACTTCTGTTCAGCACAAAATAGGGCTAACATCATATACCAAAGATTTAGAACTTGCTAGATCAACAGTACCATATGATCTTAATACTGGAGTAACACTTTCAACTTCAGAAGCACCAGCATCAAATAAACGCTATCAAGATAATACAAATTCAACGACACTAGTGAACAAATATTGGAGAAAAGGTTTGATACCATGAAACTCAAATTTTCAGAGTATGTAGACTTAAAAGACTACAAAGCAACTCAACTTATAGAGAAACAAATTCTCTACAACAATGGCGCAAAGTATGGGCAGATTGTGTTCCTTGCTGGTGGTGCAGGGTCGGGTAAAGGATTTGCTGTTAAGCACTTTATGCAGGGGTCTGAGTTTAAGATACGTGACGTTGATGAATTAAAGATTGCATTTCAAAAGCTAGATGCGCTTGGTAAATTTACGACTCAAGACTTACTTGACAAATATGGCGACAAAATTTCTGAAAAAGACAAAGAACTTATTCAAAAAGAATTGACTGACAAGAATTTAAAGATGGGTCAATTGGATTTGAAAACACCAACTCATGTTTACATTTTACACGTTCTCATTCGTGCGACTGACGTAAAGAACAAGACGTTAGACTTGATGCTTGCTGGCGCTGAAAAAGGGCAATTACCAAATCTTATTTTTGACAGCACATTCAAAGAAGTTTCAGATATGACAGATGTTTTGCCAAAACTGTTTGCCGCTGGATATGAGCCAAAGAACATTCACGTATCTTGGGTTCTAACTAACTATCAGATTGCAATCAAGAATAATAAATCAAGAGCAAGAGTTGTGCCAGAAGACATTTTACTTGCGACTCATGCGGGTGCGGCACAGACTGTATATAACTTAGTGTCAACATCTATGCCACCATCCGTTCAAGGCGGCGTTTACGTCATTCTAAATAATCCAGAGAATACAATTTTCATTGTTGATCCACAAACGGGCAAAGCATACAAAGATAAGAAGGGTAATCCTGTTATCAAAGACTTCAAGTATTTGGTACTTAAAGAACCAGGAAAGCCTGCTAAGAAAGAAATTGATGTGAAGAAACAATTACTCACTTGGATTAAAGACAATGTTCCTCCAGGCGCAGTAGACACATCAGAGTTGGATAAGTTATGAAAAAGTTTAAAGAATTTATACAAGGCACTACTCTTTCACAAGAAGAATGGGAAGAAGAAGTTTTTGGACCAAAATCAAGTGAGACATTTGAAAAGCCATTAGATGAATCGGTTGTAGACCAAGAAAAAGAAAACATGAGATAATTGATGAAAAATTTTATTGGTCAAGATGGATTCGTTTGGTGGATTGGAGTTGTTGAAGATGTCAACGATCCTCTGAAACTTGGTAGATGCAAAGTAAGATGCTTTGGTTATCATCCTGCAAAGTCAACTAATCAAGTTCCAACTGAAGATTTGCCTTTTGCCCTAACTATTCATCCGTTAAATACTCCGAACTTATACGGAACACCTAGAATTGGTGAATGGGTTTTTGGTTTCTTCTTGGATTCTATGTCTGCACAAGAGCCAGCAATTTTAGGATATCTTCCTGCAATTCCACAAGCCGCGGCAGAGTATTTTGGCACAAAACCTAGTTTAACTAGAAACTTTGCTAACGTTACTGATACAAAAGATGTTTTATGGGATGTAAACAATGCATCGATTCGAATTGCAAATAACAGTAATATAACAATTCAGTCTTCTAACAATACTGTTATAACTTCAACTAAAAATTTAACGTTGACTGGAAATAGTAGCTTAACTTTCTCTGACAGTAAAAATACCACTACGCTTGATGCACTACTTTTAAGAGTAAAAGCAATTGAGAACAGATTGAATGCACCAACAAAAACATTAGTGCCTAATACATCAATCACAGTTATAACAAATATCTAAAATCACAGTCTACACAGTAATATAACATACTGTCAAGCAAATGTCAATACTTTATAAGGAAATAATAATGACAAATCATGAAAATTTAGTAAATTTATTTGAATCATATCTTGCAGAAAGTGCAAAGTTTGACGAAAAAGGAAACAAAGCGGCAGGAACAAGAGCGAGAAAAGCATTAGCAGAGTTCACCAAAGCCGCAAAAGAGCGAAGAAAAGAGATCCAAGACGCTAAAACGGTAGAATAACATACATAAATAAAAGAAAAAAATGGCCGATATTATTTTTTACAAAGATTTACCATTAGATTTCACACCTCATCCTGTGACTGGTGACGTTCGTCCCATCACAAATGAAGTCGCAATTAGAAGGTCTTTGACAAATTTAATTAATACGACAAAAGGATCACGTCCATTTTTTCCTGAGTATGGTAGTAGTGTTAAAAAGTATTTGTTTTCTGTAAATAGTGAATTTACACTTTACGAACTTAAAGACAGTCTTAAGCGAGACATTGAAAAACATGAAAGACGCATAACACTAACAAATATACTAGTAGATTATTCAGATGATGGGTTTGATATCAAATTAGAATATGTAATTAGAAATGCTTCTGGCATCTCAAGTTTACAAACAACAGTCAAAAGGACAGCATAATGGCATCGGACAATAATTTAAAAATAGATGCATTAGATTTTCAAGGGATCAAAACCAACTTTAAATCTTATCTGCAAGCACAGGATCAATTCAGAGATTATAACTTTGAAGGTTCTGGACTTAACGTTTTGCTTGACCTGTTAGCTTATAACACATACTATAATTCATTCTACCTAAACATGGTAGCCGCTGAAGCATTCTTGCCGACAGCACAAAAAAGAAATTCTGTTGTTAACTTAGCAAAGTCTTTAAATTATACACCACGTTCAGTTACCTCTGCATCTATTAGTGGAACTGCAACATTGACACTTACCAGTTCTCCAGTGAGTATAACTATTCCTGCATATACATCTTTCACAGGTTCTGTTGATGGCGTCACACACAATTTCTTAAATACCAGTTCAGTTATTGTATCACCAACAAATAGTGTTTACAGTAGCGCAATGTCTCTCAGAGAGGGGCAATATATCAACAGAAGATA